AATTGAGGCTCTCTTTTGCGGAACTCCTACAATCACTACCGATTGGGGTGGATTTGCCGAGAATAATCTACACGGAGTAACTGGTTACCGTTGTCGCACAATGGAACAGTTTACATGGGCATGCAAAAATATTGATCGTATTTCTCGTAAAGATTGTCGCGATTGGGCGGTCAACAATTTCAGTCTTGAACGTGTTGGTCGCATGTATGAAGAATATTTTACTACTGTTCTCAAAGTTCACGAAGCCGGTGGTTTTTACGAAGAGAATCCTGGTCGCACTGATCTGGAGTGGATGACGCGTTACTATCCTACAGGATCAATAAAGCAGCCTCCGACGGTTTCTGAGGAAGAGTCCCAGCAGCCCTATACTGTAACACTAACTCCCATGTAGATTTAAAACTTTCAATATTTTTAAGAATCCAATTAGGATTGTGTTCAATTGTTTGATGAGAAACTGTTGCAAGTTCCCAGTAGAAAATTCTATGGTCATCCTCTTGATTGAATGTTGTAAATCGCCACTGAGGTACGTTTCGAGAATCAGTAAAATGTTTATAAATAACAGTACCCGTATCTGTAACAGCAAAGAATGATTTATACTGAGCTTTGGAATCTACCCATTCAGTATAGGTTAGATCCTTAAACTTGAATTCAACAAATTCACACTTTGAAATACGTGTACACTCCATCTGAAGTTGCATCTGACACATATATGTATTAGAAACAGTTCCATCTACTACACGACTAATTGGACACTTGATCTCAATTAGACGATTATGTAGTGGATGAGTTTTATCAAAGCAACGTAGAATACCATCGGGTGATGCACCCAGGAACGGATAGTCGGGATGCGGAATACATGTTGTATCTACAATCTGTAGGCCTGGGTTCTGAAAGCAATATATATCTTTTGCTATTTGTTCAAACCGTGTTCCCCATATGAGCGAACGAGCACCACTACCTTCATATGATCGTGGTGCCAGCTTAGACATAATAATTTCGTGTTTCATTGCAGGAGTAGAATCTACACACGCTTTAAAGATTTCTGATGCAGTTAGCATTTCACCTCGTTTTTGATGCCACTCAGTTGTTCGTTGATCATTTTTGCCATATTTTACAATTAGGTCAGCAATTGGATCATCCATTTATTATATATTGCATAATAGCATATAAATCCATTTTAATGATAAGAATGAAAACTATCAATAAGATGGAAATTCAATCACAAGAGCAATGGGTTCTTTTTCGACTTGAGAAGTTTTACTCAAATGAAGAAAATTTCAATCGCGTGAAAAATATTTTGGATGGTAAATCAAACATTTCATTGCGTCTTCTTGATTGGTTTGTTACCAATTATTCTAAGAAGTATAATGTTACGTATGTAACTAAATCACAAAAGCATATAATCGTATATTTGTCATATAAGTCCCATTTGAAGGCATATAGTAAAAAAATGTTTGATCCATTCTGTCGTTGGAAGCGTATCAAGTTTCATGACATGGAAACAACTGTTGGTCAATTGAACTTTTTTGAATGGGCAATTACCGATGATGTTCTAAAGTATTTGGAAGAGCATCAAGAAGAAGTACATAAAGATATGGAAAATCGCCTACAAGATTCAAAGAAGAAGGAAGATCAGCCAAAGAAGCGACACGAACTTTCAAATTCAGCAACTAAATCAATGAAGTTACATGACACGCGTGTAACTATTTCATTTGATTAACTTTATTATTAACAAATGTTCTCAAAATTGAGACCTGACATATGCTATAAAAATCTATCTCCTGAAATTGCGAATCATGATCAGGATATTGATGCAGATGAATGGGATTATAATGGACGAATTGTTTATCGTGGACTCCGCGATCCTTTATATGATAAAGAAGGTCTGTCTGTGTATTGGTTATATGACAGCGATGTAAAACGTGTTGGTCTTTCCGAACATGAAAAAAACGACGAAGAAAAATTTGAAGCTCTTTGGTTTCAATCGAATGAGTTTTCCACTTTGCTACAAGAGGACTGGACATCCCTCGATAAGACACTTTGGTCACTATTGTCACCTGAAGCATATCAGGATTGTCTCGAAGATGATTTTAAAAATGTTATTGATCGAACACTTTCTTCAAATGTACGAATAGTAACACCTGAGTTTATTCAATTTATTCCTGATATCTACGAATGTGACCGTTGCAAAACAAGATCTATTTCAGAGATGAAAAAATGTTCAACCGTGAAAAAAACTTATTTAACTAGTTCAATCTTTTTTGTTGATTCAAATTTTGTACTTTTTGTTCCTCCTAAAGACTCATGTGTTTGGTCTAAACTGAAGCTCCAGCCGCCTTCTTACGACGTGATACAGGCTTCTCCTCAACCTGAGCCTCAGCCGGAGCCTCTTCAGCAGCCGGTGCAGACTCTTCAGCCGGAGGAGCATCATCAAGCTGTTCCGTCTCTGGAACATCAGGAGTCTCATCCTTGAACACATCCTTAGCCGTTAGCTTGCTCTGCGGATAAACGCGAGCAAACGTTAGACGCCAGGTTACTCCAAAGCTACCACCAGAGATCGTATAAACTGATCCACTGATAACTAGACTTGCGCTAACACCCTTCGTGAATACACTCGTAAGTGACTCGGGAGTTGCATAAATCGGATTTCCATTTCCATCCGCAATGTCAGACTTTACGCTGCCATCGTAGACCGGAACCTTGATTCGAAAGCTCGGAGGGTACTTGCCATTCGGAACACGCTCACCATTCACCGTATCAGTCGAAACTGATAGGATCTTAGCGAAACTCTCACGAATGCCAGCCTCTGAACGCTTCTTGCCAAACCACTTGGTGCTGTTCTCTAGTGCTTGCTGAACAACTAGCTCCTCTAGATCGAGAAGGAAATTGTAAAGAGCACCAGTGTCAGAACCATCAGTACTGCGAGCCTTTCCGTACTCGTCGCAACCCTTGAGAGGGAAGCTTAGAGTATACGAACTAGCACCAGTCTTCTCATCCACGCGAACCCATAGTCCGCCAGGAATTAGAACCTTTGCAGGTAGACGAAGCTGAAAGCTTTGACCTTCGTTCTTCATGTTAATTGAAGGACTACGATTTGCTGATTTTGCAGGTACAATCGCGAAGGTAAGCTTGCTCATGTCGATCTTGTTAGCTGATAGAATATTGCTAGCCATTTTGTCTTGTTGTACTTTTTATACTACAGTTTTGATTTAAATCCGTTTTCGATAAATGTAATAAAGATGTTACTATGCTCGGCATGCAAAAGTAAGACTTCGAATGAAAGATGTTTATACCGTGCAATGAACGGGATACTGTTTTGTAAGCGCCATAGTAAGGTAAAGAATCCAAGAATGTGGAATGAGGTAAATAATGTTAACTCTAAAGTTATATGTATTCAAAAAGTTTGGAAAGGGTATCATGTTAGACATTTGTTGAAATTAGCAGGACCAGGTGTTTTAAACCGCAATATATGTTCTAATACAGAAGAACTGTTCACACTTGATGATTCAAAAACAGTTCACCCTATGAACTATTTTGCATTTGAAGAAAACGGTAAAAATTATTGGTTTGATGTTAAAAGTATTTTACAATATTTAGATACTACAGATGAACTAACAAATCCGTATACAAGACAACCATTTGCTACAGAAGCAAAAAAGAGACTACATCAACTTCATATTTACCGATTACGTAGAAAACTTCCTATCTTACACACAGAACCTCCAATTCGGTCTGTTGATGAAATTTTAGATAATCGTTTTAGACATGTTTCTCACATTTTGCAATCAAATGATTTTTTTGGAATCAAACCAGATACGTTTATAGCAATTGGTCCTGTGAATATAAATTTTTATATTTTATCATTAATTGAAGGATTTAGCGATTGGGCATTAGAGCATGCATATAAACAAAATTCAAGTAGACACAAATATAGCTTATATGTTAGAAATCTTCCTCTTAAATTTCAAAATGTTTCCTATAAACAGTATTTGTATGTTCTTTCAAGTGTCCTTCTTTTTATTTTGAACGATTGTCGTGAACCATTTCAGCCTTGTTTTATAATTATGAGCGGACTTCATAGAATATGATTTAAACAGGTCAGGATATATGTAAGCATACCAACCGCGTTAGAAATGCCTTCCTCTTCTTCCTCAGTTAATGCAAACAAGATGGCGAAGGATACTAAGACGACCAAGCCTGCCCCGAAGACTGATGCTGCCCCTGTAGCTGCTGCTCCTGCCACGAAGGCCCCTCGCGCGAAGGCCGCCTCCAAGACGGAGGTAACGGTACCTGTTGTGACCTCTCCTGTGTCTGCCGAGTCTACTCCGGTGGTGGAGGACACGCGCACCGCCGATGCTATCCTCTCTTCTCTACAGGAGACTCTAAAGGCTATCAGCGCTGAGATGACGACGCGTATGCGTGATGCCGTGAAGTCTGCACTAGAGGCGAGCAAGGCGGTCAAGCGTGAGCTCCGTACGAAGGGCAAGCGTCACCGCAAGAACCCGGAGGACATGACGGTTGAGGAGCGCAAGACGTACGAGTCTCGCCGCGCCAACAACGCGTTCCTCAAGCTCCGCCCGATCACGGATGAGCTTGCGACGTTCATGGGCCTACCGTCCAAGAGCCAGCGTAGCCAGACGGATGTTACGAAGTTCGTTGCGACGTATGTAAAGACGCACAACTGCTTTGACCCGAACTTCAAGCGCCGCATTCTACCGGACGCCAAGCTCGGCAAGCTACTTCGCGTCAAGGATGGCCAGGAGGTTACGTACCTCAATCTCCAGAGCTTCCTCAAGGTGCACTTTGTGAAGCCGGTTGTGCCTGCATAAATTTCTAGTTTTATGTAAAGCTAGTGGTGGAGGAGAAAACTAAATTAACAAATTACAAAACAGATACCAAAAGGTTATCTATTTTGTAAAATGGATTTGTAAATTAGCTTTACAATAGATGACAAAAAATGCCGTACGGTAAGTTCAAGCCTGAGCGTACTTTTGCGGGAAGACGTCCTGATGGAAGCAAATATAGTGGCAAAATGCCAGCTGGTTATGCAGGACTGTTCAGAGCAACAGTTACATATCAAAACGGACAGCCCATTCTAAGAAGTGATGGAACTGTGCAGTATGATGTTCCAGAACACTTTTGCGACGAGGATGCCGAAAATGGGGAAAGTTATGCTTACTCATGGAGCTGTATTGACAGAATAATGTTTGAAGAGCTTGAAAAGAACTTTCCCAACACTACAGGCACACCTTACCATATTCAGTATGGATTTGGAGGTGATGACTCTTCCGGATTGATTGACTTCTTTACAGAAGTTCAACTTGAAATTCCAGAGCCAATCTACTTTGAACTGTATGGAAAGAAGTACCGAATGACTTGGGAATATATGGAGTAAAACGGATTTAATATTTTTTAACTTGACTTGTGATAACAAAATGTCTGTTCCTCAGAAGAATTCAGGGAACAAGAACAAGGGTCAGTCTGCAAGTCGCGACAATCAGGATAAGCTTATCCGAAATTATATTGATGATCTTGACAGAACCGATGGTTATGTGAAGGACGTCTACATTGGAAAGATTTCACGAATGTTTGGAAACAGTCGTGTAGAAGCCGTGTACCAAAAGAAGATCAATGACGAGATTCTTATTGGCCTTACACAGGCAACGATTCCTGGAAAGTTCCAGGGACGTAATAAGCGTCATTTCTGGATTGAAACTGGAACTCTTATTCTTGTAGCAGATACAGGTCTCGGATTTGAAGTCGTTGGACTTCTAAGCAGAGATGACATTCATGCTATTAAGAAGATTACAAAGATTCACCGAAATATTTCAGGAGATGAAGTTATTGATGATGTATTTGAGAAGCCTGAAGAAGAGCTAAACGTTGATGCTATCTAGTTCGGAATCCGATAGAATCATTTCATGTGGTAACTCTAGGTATAAAATTGTACTGAAAAATGGAGTAATACGATTATCAAGAACAGCTGCACGAATTTTTAAATTCTTTGTCAATGTTTCAATTAATCTATGAAATATGTCATCTTTTTTTATCGTATCTTTTACTTTCACTTTACAAACTTTACCGTCCCAACCGCATAAATTTCCTTTACATGATGATTTTGAAAACTGACCACATGGTTGACGTATCTTGCTAATAAATTCACCTGGTGTCTCGATATCAACAAACATCGTTGTTGCTGAGAACCATTTTTCTAACAATGTTTTTGTTATTTTTTTATTTGAAAACTCAATTGCATCTCGAAGTTGATTATAATCATCACTTGCTAAATCTCTTGCAAGCTGAAACAATAAAAATTCAAATACTTCAGACGAATAATTAACATCGCGATAAATAGTTTGAAGTTCAGCAGATGGTTCACCAAAAACTAGATCTGTTTCGCCAAATGTACGAACTGTATTTGTAACTTCACCAGTTTCATGAGAAGACTCAGATGCTTCAGGCTGAATAGGTATAACTAATCCAGATGCAGTAATAATTTCAATCTTGCGATTCTTACTATCATAAACATCTTCTCTCCATTCATATCCTTTCGAATATGTTGCTGCAATAGGTAAATATGATTTTACGTCTTCATATGATGGCAAACTAAATACATCTTTATATCCTGATATTTTTGATTGAATGACGTCTGGTAGATTTGAGGGCTTAAACGGTAGTATCATTTTTCCTTCAACATAAAAAGCCTGACCTCTTCCAAAAGGATCTAATATAATTGAATAATCTTCGGCATCTATCTTTGCAAGAATATCAGGTATTATACTTATAGCATCGTTATATGAAGGTATCTCTGTTTTACATGAAATATTTCGTAGACGTTCTACCTCATGCTGTGTTTTAACAGTAAACGGTGAAGCATATATGTTTGATGAATATATGAAATCACGAGAACTTAAGTATACAAATGAAAGAATATCGATGTCCTCTTTATTCTGTAAAACAATAATACCCTTATTTTTAGGTCGCGTTATTGGAGAAGAAAACATACAACCCATCGTGTTTGTATCTGTATAAATTCGGAATACATCGCATTGTAATGATAGTGCAGCATATTCAAGTTCGTGAATTGGTGATAGTTCATTTGCTTCATAAGCATCTTGAATGCCTGAAATAATTCTAGCCATATTTTTCTTTAGTGTAGTATCATTTGAAAATGGAGCAATATCTTCAAGCATTCCGAATACTGTTTCAGCATGCGAATCAGAAACACGTTTCCATGTTGAAATAAATGAGCACTTTAATAAAGTTGAAATTGATTCAATAGGTGACTTTATTTTCATAATATTTTTCTTTATAGCAAAACTTATTATTAAAGGTAGGGTTTTTATAGCATGTCCTATTCCAACACGAAAGTATCCTGAAACACCAGAAGGAATGCGTCTTCCAGATCTAACAATTAACTCATACGTTTCATCAATATACAACGAGTTAATCAAATTGATCGGTAAGAAAGCAAATCGAAATTCTTGTAAATTTGTTTTTGTTTCACCCAATACATAATATTTATCATCCTCTTCAGTCTTTAATGATTTCTTGTATGGAGTTTTTTTACAGCAAGGAAAATTTCCAGTTTTTGTAAATCCAGGATATATTATAGATTTATCACGTTTTATTAGAGTAAACTGACGAATATCATTATTATCTGATTCGCGAATTTTACCCTTACATTTAGGACATTTAGGTATCCCATCCGATTTATCAAGTTGACTTTCCTGTAATGGTATATTATCACGAATGCACCAATACTCTGGACAAATTACACTTCCATTTGGATTTTCTACTTTCATAATTTTATCATCATCCAAATAGGTCCTCGGGTCATATTCAGTATTTGTGATACGTTCAAAATCTTGATCTGTTAAAATAATTGGCTGATGCTTATGTTCGCATTTTTTAGGAAAAACAGGTGTGTCAAATATTTTTGGATCAAATGTACGTAATCGTTCGTTAAAGTAACTATATTTTGTATCTTGTTTTTTCTGAACCATATTAGATGTTTGTGTTATAGTCGTTTTAGCATCTTCTTCTTTTTCTTCTTCAAGATAGTCAAACAAATCACCATAATCTTGCGTTATTTCTACACCAGGATCAACTAATGATTTTATTTCAACAGTTTCCATTCTTTTGGGACATATTGCATCTAGTTCATCTGATTTAGGAGTTGAAAGAATAAACCGAAGAAGATTTGCGTACTTGATGGCCAAATCAAATTTACCAGCTGATGAAAATAAAATATACTCAGGCTCAATGAATAGCAAAGGATATCCTCGGAAAGATCGATCAGCAAGAGACGGATTTTCTGCTAGTTTATCATCGAGTTGACGCAATAGTTTTGTAGCTTCGTCTGCTGTAATATTTAGTTCTGTTTGAACATCCTGAGTACTTAAGAAACCTTGCTGTGATCTCATTTGTAAAAGTTTTACTTCAACAGCACTTATATTATCGGCAGTGTGATCTGTCCTTACTAGACGAAATGTATCTGTTTTATCCATTACACCAAACAATGATGACACACAGTTAAATCTTCGTAAATCAAGTTCATCATCAATAGGTGTTTTATATTTAATTAAGATCGAAAGTTCATCAAGCATCCAACGTTCTACATCTAAATCAGCCATATCCGTAAAACCTACAACAGCATCAAAAGACAAAAGCCATTCATGCAAATCATGTTTTAGTTGATCAATTGTTTTTTTCGATTTTTTATCACGGTATGTCGATAAAATAATATCGGTTGACGTGATTGAAATGCGGTCAAAATTTTCTTTTGATGTTCCTCGATACATAAGTAGTGTTGGACGATTGCGTTGAGGTTTCGTAGCGTTGACCCAACTTTTTACAACATTAACATCTATGATAGGTGTCTTGTTTTTCGTATCTTCTGTATAAAATTTGTGACGATTTGTTTCAGTTCGCGATGTAAAAAATTGAACATATGGAACTTCAGGAGATACAGTTAACCCATAAAAAATTTGTTCAAATCGTGTACGAATTGCAGAACCAAAATCTGTTGTAACAAACGGAATAATAAAACGTGTTCTCTTTATAGAAACCGATTCTTCTTCAGTAACCTTCAGGTGTAATAAATCATCTAATAGTTTATTATTTTTTGCTAACAGGTTAATAGTATCTCCTGAAAGTCTTGCAGGTGTGTTAGCTTGTAGGAATGGAAAGTAAGCTCGTGTTACGTGTTCATCCTTTTCACTGTACGATTTTACTATGAAATCGGTAATATCATCGACTGAGTAGAATGAATATAACAAACTTTTTAGTTCACCAATTGGTAGCGAAGTAGATGCAATTTTAGAAGATGATTGATCTTTCACAATAAGTGGTAGTATGTACGACTTTGCTTCTTGAACTCCTAAAATACGGTATTCGACAAAATCAGAATCTGACATAAACATTTTGGATAAACTTTCAGGAACAGAAAGCCAATCAACACGATCATATGCTTCAAATTGAATTGATAAATTAGGAACACGGTACTGGTGCTGATACTCGTTAAACTGATCTTTCTGAATTGTATGACCGTTGTAAGATATGCGATCAAATAGTGCCTCCCAACGACGAGGATCTTTGGCATAATAATCTTTTGGTCTCTTTATACCAACAAGAACTAATAAGCGATTTGGGTGGGTGTCTAATGCTATACCAATTTGTTGACGAACTGTTTCGATCATGTCGTCTTCAAAAAATGAAACATTAAATCTTTCTTTTGTATCAAAATTGACAACTCGCCGTTGTAACATCTTATTTAGTACTAAGAATTATAAAGGGCTTGAACTGATCTCCATACCACAATACGTTGTCGGTGATCTTGAATAATTCACATTTCTATAAATTCCTACTTGAATACCATCTTGCAATAAACGTCTAAAATTAGCCCAAAATTCAGGAGTGTGGCCAACTGTTGTGGTCATTAGATGAGCCATTTCATGCAAAATAACAAACATAATTGTATTCTCATCTACCAGTGACTTATCGGACTTGTCACGTAAACACACTACAATCTTTTCTCCTTTATTTTCAGAATATGATGTACTGTCGGCATCCAAATCATTTTCAACCATATTGGAAGGATTGAATCGATCAATCATAACCTTTACACGAGGATCGGCCATGGAAGCAGGATCGGACTTATAGTGTTCAATCAATTTGTCTAAATTTCCTTTTATTTTTGACATCAATTCACATGCATTTTGTTTGTCAGGTAGATTCTGAACATGATAGGTGTTACCATCACTCATGCTTCGAACTTGTGTTGTATTTGTTGGACCACGTGATGATAGAAGCGCCAGTGCAACTCCTGAGCCTACCAGAGCGACAGGCCACATTATTATCTAGTTAGTTTGAATTTCCATGCATGTTCTACGCCTCTAGGCCACGCTTGAAGGGATTGGCCTCAATCGTCGTATTCACGAAGGGACCAACCTTAACCTGCGGATTAGGCGTCTCAGAACGGACGTCCCAAGAGGCATTTCGGTTCGTCTGCGATACACCAGCAATGGCCGTGTTCGTGTGGTAACCAGCATCGAGGAAGTTCTGACCCTTTAGGTCACCCATACCAGCCGGATTTACAGCAGCCCAAGAAGCGCCTAGACCTCCCTTCGGTAGTAGTTCATCTGCACTTAGAGTTGACTCAGAGTACGTGGACTGCGAAGAAGGGTGACGGGCCTGTAGAGACTCTGAAGGCTGAGCGTTGGAACCACCACCGTGAGCAGATCTGGGGAAAGGACCAGAATCAGAAGAAGGACCTGATACACCTAGCTTCTGGCCAAATACTTCCATACCCTCACCCATAAACGACTTACCGGATGAGTAAGACGACATTAGATATACAACTAACACTACACCTCCTAGAACGAGGGCGAGACGAGTCTGGGACGATTCAAGCTTCATTACGTTTATATCCAAACAAAGACAAAAGTTTTGAAAAGAGGGATACGCATTTTGCGACGATTCAAATTTATAGAAATAGATAAGGGATGGAGGCAATTATTTTTGCTGTTGTGACAACCACTTCTATATTGGCTACTTTATATCTGTTCAGTATGAGTCAGGTTGATTTTTTGAAAAAGAATTGGGTTCAGTACCGATGTAATCCTATCTATATGCCCATGGCAGGAATTGTTGGACAAGATGTTGTAAAAAACTTTACACAATGTACCCAGAAAGGGTTTCATGATTATACTGGTTTTGTAATGGATCCCGTTATGGCCGAAGTGAGTGTAATAACAGATAGCGTAACTGAAATTGCGGATGGTATGGATGAAATGAGAACAATGATGAGTAGTGTTCGAGGAGGCTTTATGGGTATACTTGGAACTGTCTTTGGAAAAATTCAAAATGTCATGAGTCAGACACAATATATAATAATTCGTATGAGAACATTGATGGCCCGCATTGTAGGTGTACTAATGTCCTTCATATATGTGTTCTATGGTGGTATGGAAACTGGTGGATCAGTCATGAATGGCCCTATTGGTAAAACAGTTGAAATGTTATAAGAGTTAGAAATAATGTGGTTGTTCATTCTATTACCAATTTTTGCAATAGGCACAGCATTGGTATTTCATGCTAGCTATTCAATTGATAAGGTTAAATCGGAATGGATACAATATCGATGCAATCCGATGTATATGCCCTTTGCTGAAATGGTGAACCCAGAGGTTACCACAAGTGAAAATTTTCAGTACTGTATGGGCCAGATGAGTGGAGAAGTTTTAAAAATACCAGCAGATGGCGTTCGTGCAGTAACAAGTAATGCAACGCAATCAATTTCTGAATCAGTAGGATCACTTGATCTTTTCCGTCAAATGACTAGTCGTATGCGAGGTACGATGTTAAGTTTCACGTCTACAACGATGGGTAAAGTTTCAAATTCTTCAAGTGTATTTGTTGGATATTTGATCAAAATCCGCGATATGCTTCAGAGGTTTTCCGGACAAGGGTACATTGCATCTTATCTAGCATACATTGGTATTTCATTCATTGAATCATTCGTTACACTTTGCATTTCTGTAATTAAAGGATTCGTTTATGCTATGCTTTGTATAGCTATTGTTCTTGCTTTATTTCAACCTGAAATCTTAGCATTAGTTCTAGTAATGGCTTCTATGTTAGCAGCTGCAGGAGCGTAAAAAAATCGTATCAAAGCAATAAGTAAAGAATGATTGGTAAAACTGAACTCGTTGTTGCATTTTTTGTTGCGGCCGTTCTCGCTGGACTTTTTATGAAATATGGTAGCAGTTCACCTGTAGGTGCCCGTGAGCACTTTATGCAGCAAGAAGTTGGTGCTCCATTATCTGCTGGTGGTATTGGTCCATATGATGGAGTTAGCGTAGCTGGCGCTGCAGGGTGGATGCAAACGGAGCCCACTGAGGCCGGTGGCGCTGCTCCTGCAGGATCATCGGCTGATCCGAATAAGCTAATGTATCTGGTTGACAACAAGGTGGCTGATAGTTGCTGCCCATCTTCTTTTAACACAGACACAGGTTGCGTATGTCTAACAGGCGACCAGCGTGATTTCATGGCATCGCGTGGTGGAAATAAGGTATAAACTTAAAGAGAAAATATAAGTAATAATCTAATGGACGCAACTAAAGTATTTTCCGATTTTCTAAATGACTTGAAATCGTCATTTCCCGGATTCAAGTCAGTTGGTGAGGTGGATGTTAATAAGACGGCGGCCGAGTTGGAACTTTTTTATCCAGATGCTCTACAGGTCATTCAGAAAGATGTAAGTTTTTTTGAAACTCCTCGAATTCTATTTGGTAAAGATTTATCAAAGATTTGGGAATCAACCGAAGAGACAACAACGGCAATTTGGAAACATCTTCAAATATGTATGCTTGCCTCATTCCTTCATGGTGACATGAAGGGAAAAATGGGTAAGATCATGGAAATCGCCAAGACCATGTTTGGCGACCGAGGGGATGCAGTTTCTAAAATTTTTGAAGATGAAGCGACTGAGGGACATGTCAAAGAAATTATTGACTACGTGATGCAGACTCGCATTGCTAAACTTTTCCTCTCTATAATCGAACAATTTGATATCAGCGAATTTGAGATCAACATTGAAAACCCTCAGCAGTTGATGGGGCTAATTCAAGATCCAGAGAACCCAATGATCAAGAAGATGATTGCTAAGGTTCAAGGGCTTATTCATGATAAACTTCAACGTGGTGAAGTAACGAAAGAACAAATTGTTTCTGAAATTGAACAAATCAAATCAAAGATCATGAAGTCATTTGGAGATGTATTTAACGACATGCTGGGACTTGGCTCTAAGAAGGAGAAAGGAGAACGTCCTGTGCTTAATACTCCTCAAGCTCGTGCTCAATACAGACGCGATCGTCTACGACTGAAGCTACAGGAAAAATACAAGAAGTAGAAAACCTCGCCGTAAAAATAAGATGACAGAACAAATTTGGTTCAAAGATCCGGCGATTCTGTTTACTCAGGCAACATGGAATCGTTTCGTACCTGTTGCAAGCATGACAACAGCAGAGTCATTAAACGCTGTAGTCCGTTTTACAGTCTATTTTGCTGTTCTTCTATTTATTTCAACAGGTGTTAATGCGTATGTTCTTGCTATCCCTGCCGTGATGGTTCTCACTCTCGCTCTTTATTCCATATTTCCTAATGGAAAGACATTGGAATCATTTACGGTTCGTGCAGCAAAGCCGACCGGTAAGTACACGATGCCTACAGGAGATAATCCTTTCATGAATGTACTACTAACTGAAATAAATGATAACCCAAATCGTGAAGATGCAGCCCCCATTAGTCGCAAAGATGTAAAGAAAGCAGTTGAAGAGAGTTTCAAGCACACCAACGATGTCTTCATGGACACTACAGATGTATTTGATCAAACTCAGGCAATGCGTACATTTCATACGTTACAGTCTGCTAAGGTTCCCAATGATCAGGATGGATTCTTACGTTGGATGACAAAGGGGTTTGATGAACCGGATACATCATCAGCTCCTCCTGCACGTGGTGCCAAGATTTTAAGTGAAGGATTTGTTCAACAAAAGACCCTACTTACGGCTCTTCCGAACGGTACGACGCCGCGTCTTACGGGAACGAGTACGTCTGCGGCGACCTCCGGATTTGCTGCCAAGTAACTTCTTTTTTAGTTCATCCTTATCAGTTACAGAACCATCAATGCGGTTCGCAATCTTTCCATCTTTAACAACGACCATTGTAGGAAATCCACTAATGCCCAATGAATCGGGAACATTATCAGACGCTACATTCTCCATATCCATGATACCTTCTTTTGCTACTTCGTCCCATACGGGTTTGGTAGCAATACAGTGTCCACAGCTGCGCATAAAAAAAAGAATCGCTACAGGACCTTTAGACTTCAAACGCCCTTCTACTTCTTTTTTTGTCTTAATCGTTTTACCATCATCTTGGATATCCATTTATCATTCTGTTCGTTAAAAAAACGCAGATACAAGTAAATGTCGTCCGATCCCGTTACCCCTCCCGCTACAAAAGATAAGCGGGAAAAACTCATCGCTAAGAAGACCCAGCTAGTTCTCAATCTTGCTGATTTCGAAAAGGTAATTCCTGGAAGTACTAAGAAACGCAAGGATGTTAATCCGGCAGCGTATGCTGAATTGAAACGTGAGATAGACCAAATTAATACTGAAGTAAGAGCGCTTGGTGGAAAGCGTCGTACTCGTCGCCGCCACAAGAAGACTCAGAAGCGTAAGCAGCACCGCAAAACAAGTCACCGTAGAAAGTAAATGCAGAGTCATTGGGCTGGATACTTAAAAGCTATCGGTTCTACAGCTATTCCAACAACATCACATCCCCCCGTTGCAACCTATAAGACAACAGATGACTCTAAAGGTATGACAGGGTTTTTAGACTTAAACCCTAAGAAGCCTGAATTACAAGCTCGTTACGATGCTATGTCTGGGTCGTGGGCTGGTGTAAAGGCTTCAGAAGCTGCTGAACGCAAAGGTGTGTTTAATACTGAGTTTGCTCATCTAAAGTCTGATAAGTGAGAGTTGTGTCATAACCAGATGATTCTAGAATATATCCTAGATTTATATACTTAAAAATGATATCCGATACCTTTTCGGGATTAGTCCATTCATTTGACTCGAATTGGATTTTTTTAGGATAATATGATGAACCTTTTTGTTTTAGATAGTTGGCAAACTCATCTAAAATAACAACATCGTGACCTTCAGTGTCAATTTTTAGAAACTTACAACCTCGAATTTGGTGAAGATCGTAAAATGAACCAAGCGACATCATCGGAACAGTTAATCTGCTAACATGTTCCGTAACATTATGCTGAATATGTAGAGGATGATAGTGACCAATTGTATTACATCCTGCAAACCATTCTTGTAAATTATATTCTATGATTTTTTCACGAGGAATAAAAAATAAATCAGTTGTTGCGTTTTCTTCACATTTACCAGTAATTGCTAAGCAACATTTTTGAACGTTGGGTTTGTTGGGAAGATTATCTAAATACATCTGTAGAGGATCGATTGAAAATCCATTTACACTATCATCTGCAGATTGTAGAAGTGTTTCAAAATCAGAAGTTCCTATTTCAATAAAATCTATATCTTTCATTTAAGTTTGGATATGTTATTTTTGTTAAAATCTAAAAATATTGAATTTGATCATAACAAGCCCATCGTACTTGTATTCCAATTTGTCCAACAAAATTAATCTGATCTTTAAGTTTTGAATTTATCCAATTCTCTATACATCCGTCTTCATATGATTCAATGACTTCTTTAAATAAAAAAAGTTTTGAATTGGGAATTCGATAAAAAAACGTATGTATACTTTCATCTTTTCCGTAAACATAAGTTCCTGCTTTGCAAAATGTTGGAAGATCAGATGGCTCCCATTCAATTTTATTTTGTAAAACGTAGCGGCCTGTAATTTTATATATATTTGCGTATACTTTGGTCAAACTTGAAAATGCCGCAAGCAAAAGAGTCTTTTCACCAAGTCCTTTGTGAATAGAATTGTTCACCAATTCATTAAATTCTAAATTAATAAATTGATCTACTTTTGATTTCAAAGTATCCATCCATTCAGATGGTGGACTACATTCAATTAATACTATGTGTACATCTGGCATGTATTTGCGAATCGATTCAATTGTTTCAAGTGTTTGTTCAAACCGTTGTTGATGTGAATAAATACTTCGAGTTTCGGAATAACTTAAAGGTTTATCTGTAGTTTGAACTACAGATGTCACAATAATACAGTCTTTCATTTATTTATTGATGATTTTGTTATCTAAATTATACTTTAGCAATACCGTATATTTGATCTTGGCTATTAATCCCGCCAGCAGATACTTCTATTGCTTTAGATGGAATAATTAAAGCTTGAGAATCAGACCCTCCTGTATACTTATGGGTCTTTCGACGATATGTACGACGGCGAGACTTGCGCGAACGTTTTAAAGTCTTTCGTGGCATTTCTTTGCTTTGAGTAAAGAGAAGAATGACGAATGATCTTATGTTTTTGGTTGGATTTATTGTACTTATTGCTGTAATTGTTTATGTTACACAGTTTCGCATTGAGTCCATGAGCAATAAAGATCTGGTAAGCGCTCTACAGACGCATGGCACTCCCGATGCAAAAAAGAAGAAAAAGGATCAGCCATCTGAATTAGAAATTTATGGTCCTAAAGCTGAAAAGGTAGTACCATCAACACCGAGCGGTTCTAAGACTGGCAGTGATAGCTCAGGATCATATCCGGATATTTATGGACCAGATATTCCACTGGTTCCTGGAACAAAAACAAAAAAGATGCCTAACAAACACAGTTCCGATGAAGTAGATGATGAAACATATGATTACAATCCTGATTTACAAAAAGCCTTTCCAACAGAAGGTCCTCCGCAACCCTTTTTAACAGATTTCTCTAAGTTCCAGCATTAGAAGTAAGTATGTTCGGACTTCAAAATTTTCGAGGAAGTTGTTGGGTTAATGCTTGTCTACAAGGAATTTTTCGTATCCCCGAAGTTCAACAACGTTATTCAAGTGGTATTTTTGATTCTGGTAATGCACTAGATGAGTGTTTATGTACAATTTGGAAATCACAAGGCAAGGATGGTTTAAAAGATTTCTTCCAGGCAGTGAAAACGATTCATATGCCTGCCGGTGCCGGAATCGGTGATAGTCATGAACTTTTACAGCATTTATGTGACCGCTTGCCTTATTTAGACAATCTTTGCCGATTTAAAGTTGCCGATTCGGTACAATGTATTTCATGTAATGCAAAAAGTGTAAGAGAAGATAGTGTAATCGAATTTGATATTACTACTACAAAACCTGATACGCCTATCTTGAATTGTATTCAAGATGTTGTTGCTCCTACAAAGATCAATGAGTGGAAATGTGAAAAGTGTAGTAAACTAGGATGTACTAAAAATTATCTAATTGGTTCATTTCCTCGTGTCATGGTATTTCATGTTAGATCAATTAATGGATCAGTGGGCTATTCAAGTATTCTTGTACTGAACTCAAAACAATACGCTCTAATAGGTATTGTTTGTTATAATGGGGCTCATTGGTGGACATATGGAAGAAATTTACCACCCGGTTCTTCATGGTGTAAACTAGATGATCAGCATATCCAAAATTTTGGCCCAAAACAGTTTCCAGTGTCTAATGCTATGAGAATGTTAATTTATTATCGGCTAGAAGAATAATGTTGCCTTACCCGACAATCTTAGCAATCTCAATCGTGGGAGTTCTAATGGCGTGTGTTTTTGTTTTCATAGGCACCGGCAATATATCATCTGTCTTTGTAATTTTAGTTCTTGCAGGTATTCTGTATTATCTACTTCAAAAGTTTGGGGTAATTACAGCTGATTTTTCCAAAACAGGATTAGATCTTGGATTTCATGAAACTCCTGCTGCACCTGTACCTGCTTCTAAGAAAATGTCGATGAAATCAATCGAGAAGAAAGAAGTATTCTATGTAAGCGGTAACAATTATACATATGATGAAGCACCTGCTCTATGTGCTGCATATGAATCAGATCTTGCATCATATGACCAGGTGCTGGAAGCATATTCTGGTGGTGCAGAATGGTGTGGATATGGATGGACACAGGGCGGAATGGCTCTATTTCCAACTCAACAGGGAACGTGGGAAGCTCTACAACAAGAGGTGGATCAATCAAAACGCACAGGATGTGGTCGTCCTGGTGTGAATGGTGGCTATTTTGATCCTGCTACAAAGTTTGGCGTAAACTGTTACGGTGTCAAGCCTGGCAATAAAGATGTGAAGCTACCACTACCACTACCTGGTACAGATACTGCTGCATTCAATAATATGGTAAACAAGTTCCGTTCTATGATTGGAAAGATCACATTATCGCCTTTCAATCGTGACGTGTGGTCTGAAATGAAAGTTTCTGTTCCCAAGACAAATGAACACACACAACTACCCGCTGGACACTCCGGTAAATAGACCGATTTATGTCCCTGGCGATGATGAGACTGGATTTGCTCCAGTTATAAGTCCACCTCCTTCATCACAACAAGATCAAACACATCGAAATCTAACATGGTTGTTCCATAAACCGCAGAACCATGCTATTTTTCCAGTTAAGACAGAACCGGTGAAGATAGCAAAGAAAAAGTAAATGTGAAATACAAAGATGATCGAACTCGCACTTTTACTAGGACTTGGTGCTGTTGGTTATGCTCTAGCAGTCCAACAGCCTTCTACGGGTGAACAACGTGAAGACTTTACATCACCGGCTCCTCGACCTACCGAAGAACATTCTGATGGCGTAGTTCATAGTCAGCATGCTAAGGGTCACAACAACGAAGTTCCTTTCTTTGGTGCAGCTTTAAAACAAAGTACATATTCTGGTGGAACAGATAACTTGCTAGATCATCACACAGGTGCTGGAAAAGAATACTTTCAGAAGAGCGAGACTCGTTCATTCTATGATGCAAAACCTGCAACTGGAAATCCTTTTGGTAACGCAAATGAATCTGATTTCATGCAGTCGCGTATGGTGTCGGGTCAGAATATGCATA